AACCTGATCCTTTCGGACAGGCTGGAACACCTGAAGGTTTTGATGCAGATGCTTTCGGAGGAGTACAGACCGTTTGCTGTTATGATTGACGGGAAAATGACATCAAAAAAAGCAAAGGCGGCGCGGATACAGGCGATCGAAGACATGAGAAGTGGCAGGAAGCATTTTTTGTTTGCTTCTTTCAGCCTTGCGAAAGAGGGGCTTGATATCCCCCGGCTTAACCGTTTGTACCTTACCACTCCAAAGAAAGACTACGCGGTCGTGACGCAGAGCATCGGGCGCATTGCCAGGATATTTCAAGGGAAAACGGATGCAGTATGTTATGACTACGTGGATGAGATTCAATTTTGTGAGAATCAGTATAAAAGGCGGAAGACCAGTTATAGGAAAGCGAGGTGCAGGATTATTGAATGATGCGGACATGATCCAGCAGAAAGTGAGAGGGATCTATAATGACTGCTGGGGATCCTATAAGCAGTACCTGAATGACCATGATATGGGAGGATTTAACAGGAGAGTAACTGAACTGAAGGGAAAATACGGAAACGACGAGTTCCTGATCAGCATCCTGTATGCATTCGCGCCGATCATCAATACACTGCATGCTGAATACCTGATGGGAATTTCAGGGAAATAAATTAGGGTTTAGAGAGGTGAAGAACATGAGAAAAGTACATATAACGTTAACTTTCTATTTCGAGATTAAGGACTCTGAGATATATGGAGGAGATGGAGAAATTGGTTACGCAGAACAGAAAATGGATTTAGAAACATGCGATTTGGGTAATGTCAAATTATTAGAAGCGGCTCAGAGCGCGGTGGAAGGATTCGCTGGATTATGCAGAGTACCAGTAGAAAATGTAAGAATCATATCACGGGATGAATATGAAGAAAACACAGAAGATGATTAAATCTTAATTTGGTGGAGGAATAAAAATGGATGAAATGAGTAAAGAAATGATAATCGAAAAGATACAGGAAGCAGAAATGATAGCCTGGAACAATTATCGTAGAGCCGAAGAAACGTATGGTGGAGGAAGCACAATGGCTTGTGTCATGAAAAATAGGCATGAAGCCATCCGTGATTTAATGAAGGATCTTGATATCCTGTGCATCGATAAAGTGGAAAGGAAATTGGCACATTAAATTAGCATTTAAGTGAATAAAAGAGAGGAGTCGGAACCTCCGGCCGGGGTAACGCTATAGCAGATTCCTTTTTTTGAAGATGGCAAAGACAAACATAATTGTACCAGAAGGGGTACAGACGGATTACACAAGTGTGATTGTAAGTTACAGTAATGGGATAGACAGTACAGGTGCACTATACTGGGTATTGCAAGAGTTCCCAAAAGAGAAGATATTTCTCCTGTATTGTGATACAGGTCTGGAGTACCCAGAGAATATCAAAATGTTTTACCAGACGGCTAAATACATCGGAGTGAAGCCTGTGCTTCTCCAGCATCCGAAAGGGTTTCTGAATCTTCTTCTGGAAGAGCGGTTTAAGTGGCCAGACATGAAGAATCGTTGGTGCACAGCATACCTTAAGACAGGGATAACGGATAAGTGGATACGGGCGAATCGGAAGATACTGGGAACGAAATGCCTGTTTGTATCTGGCGAACGCCGGGACGAGTCCAGAGGACGTGCAAAGTTGCCGGAGATTGAGTTTCACAGCACAACATTAAAGACTAAGAGAGTGGCAGATTTTACATGTCATTGGTATCGTCCTTGTCTGGATTACGAAAAGGGAAAGATGTTTGAGCAGGGAAAGGAATTAGGGTTGGAACCGCATTTCTGTTATGAATATCTCGACCGCTGTTCTTGAATGGCATGTATGTTTATGTCGAACAGACATGCAATAGAAAATATGAAACGGTATCCAGAGCAGATAAAACCGTACATTAAGGCAGAAATAAAACTGGCGCACACTTGGAAGAAGAATAAGGGATTGTCGGAATTATGGGAACAATGCAAAGATATAGACGATGTAGAAGAGAACTAAACTGGCATTTAGAGAAAGGCGGTCAGTGATGAACGAAATAGAGAGAGTTATTAGTTATATACGGTCATGTAGGGAAGCAAATATTGACGTTACAATCACAATTGATAAAGATAGGAGTCATTTGATTTTAAATGCGCTGGAAAAGAGTGTGTCAAAACACCCAAGAAAAATAAGGTGGACGAAGTTTGCCGGATGTATGAGACCAAACTTTAAAAGCGGCATTTGTCCGTGCTGTAATGCAGATGTTGATACCGATTCAGACCCAAAAGTATGCGGAGAGTGCGGACAATTTCTGAAATGGTAACTGGGCGTTTAGCGAAACAAACGAAGGAAATGGGGATGATAGATTGAAGAATCGGAAGATGGACAGGGATCCCGGGGAGAAGGCCAGGGAGCGGATGCGCCGGCCGGCCTACGCCCCCGGGGAGTTATCCTTCCAGGCAAGGCGCCTGATCCGGCACCAGGGCAGGCAGATGGAGCATGAAAGCGTAGACCAGTATGTAAGGAGGCAGG